TGACTTAGTTGCCAAGCAGATCCCGGGTCGTGAGAGCAGGAACGTCGAAGGTAAGGAAGGGTCCTTCCTAATCGATTTCTGGCACCCGTGGGACACTGACCGAGATAAACGTGGTCATATGCGTGCGGGACCTATACTGCGCGACGACCGCTCTCGGGAGAAGGCATACACTGAATTGGGATTCCAGCAGGTATGGCTGGATGACATCGATGAAATACCATTTTTAGGGGTACCTGACAATGATGGACAGGATTGACGAATTAGGCTACGCCGCCTGGGATGAGTTTTACACCCAGATGTCCACGCGCTATCAAACTAGCAGAGGACGCGGCGACCAGTACTGGACGCACAGGCATTACAAGGCGCTCAGGCGTATTGGAAAACTGTGCCTCGACAACAACATTGATGTTCGTGATTACATAGATACGAATTTTACGACGTTGACGCGTAGTAATCACCGTTACATCACGCCGAAGGACTTTGCAACTACGAAAGCGCTAGAGCGCTATATCAAACATAACAGCAACCATGGGCAGAACGCATTTGCCGGATGGATATCTCAAGTTCAGATACTTGCTGATTTCGAAACCCGAATGATACCAAAACTCTACGAATCCTCAGAAGAGATTCTAGCAAACTTTAAGACGCCGTTCACGTCGTGGTTCAGGTTAATGTACCACAAACCATTTAGTGACAGGCTGTTCGATCTGTTTGGGGAACTCGCATACACCGAACTACGCAAGGATAGACGCTTACGTGATTTCATACGTAAGCGTGCGGGTGAGAATCTTAGAGAACTGGAACGCCGGATCGGGCAATTCGGTGACCTAGTCAATGAAGGAGCGACGGGACTATGACACAACAAGCAGGTGGGTTTTTCACGAGAGATTATCAGATTGGTCTGATTGCACATTTAGCCTGGGACGAAAAATTATTTCGCAGTACCCTGGGTTATCTGGAGCTGACCGACGTTGATATGGAACCGTGTCGACTTGTATTGGAGACGCTGCAGGATTACTTCAGAACGTTTAATAAGCTACCCGATTTCGCTACGTTGAGTTTACACATTCAATGTATGTTACGGAATCCGAGCGGTCAAACGCAGACGATCCTGATGCCGGAGGACTACGATTCATTAGCGTATGTGATGGCGGCTATCGCTAACACACGCGTACTCAACAGTGATTACTACCAGGCACAGCTGCCAAACTATATTAAAGCTGTACGCGTTAGTCAGGAAATTGCGGCATACCACGGTCAACTTAGTACGGGACAAGGTTCAGAAGACTTCGTGCAGCGTATTACAGCGCTGAATGAGCAGATCAGCCGCAGTGGCGATATCGTGCTGGACGGGATCGACGAGAACCCGGAAGCTATGCTGACCTACGAGACGTTCACACGGGTACCGACCGTACTCACACAGTTGAATAAGTTCACATCAGGCGGACTGGGTGCCGGCGAAACGGGTATGATAGTGGCGTGTCCTGGTGTCGGTAAGACTACGGGGCTCATTAACTTCATGAACGGTAGCATTACAGCGGGCTGGCGTTCGCTGTTTCTAACGTGTGAGCTGAAAAGCCATAGAATCAAACATCGTTACCACACAATTGCCGCGGACATTCCAGCACAGTACTTTAAGATACCAGTGACGGAGTGGCCTGCACATATAGCCTCACGCTATCAATGGGTGTTATGCCCGGATTCCAAGTACTTTGGATATAACGCGATAGTGGATATGTCAGAACGACGGTTCACGATAAGTGATGTCGAACAGGCTATCAGAATGTGGCTAGAAGACACGGATAAGCGCCACGGTGAAGCAGACATATGTAAAGCTGTGTACGTGGACTGGCTTGATAGGCTCGACCCATCTGGGTTACGCGTATCCAAAAGCATGCGTGAAGATCAAATCTTGACCCGTGTAAGTGAAGGACTGGGCGAATTGGCGCGTAAATACAACGTGGCACTTTGGACCGCTACACAGGGAACACGACAGGCTGACGGTAAAGACATATTGCGTATGTCCGATACAGCCTGGGGCTACCACAAGAATGATGCGGTAGACGTGAGTCTGGGTATTGGCGTGACCCATAACGACGCTGAAATGATTGACGATCAAATAGTTCGCGGAGACGCTATACTGGACGATGATGATGAGCTGGCGCCTCCGTGTGACCGGCACCTTGTTATGTCTATTATGAAGAACCGCGACAATCCTGAAGCAGTGTTCAACATATACCAGGGAGCAACTCTCCGGCTATACGACAATGACGACACAGCAGGTAAAGTGGAAAGACAGTTACGAGAAGGTAAACGCGATGACGTACTGGGAATGCATAAAGAATTAGTGAATAGACATGCACCAAAACAACATAAAACCAATACTACTCCAGAAGTTCGGCAAGGTTAGAGAATCCAGGGGCAAAAACGGGTTAGAGTATATCGTCGACTGTCCGTTTTGTTCGGGCAAGCGCAAGCTCTACATCAACCCCCTACGTGAACTCTATATCTGCTTCAAATGTGGCGAGACCGGCGGTGTCGGGGATCTGGTAGGACGTTCCAACTTTGGGCGTCAACCACCACCCCCACCGCCTGCTCCGTTACCTGCACACATACAGGAACCGGGCGAATTGGTTGAGCTGACGACACTTGAAGAGGACAGTGCTCCGCGCTTGTACTTACAGCAGCGTGGTTTCGACCACAAAGAGCTGAGTGATTCTTTTGGTGTGCGTTACTGTGTAGACGGTAGGCGTTTCGCCGGTGGCTTATTCGACACCACAAACACGCTCATATTTCCGTTCTGGATGGATGATCAGATAGCTGGATGGCAGGCACGCCTGCTCTACGACCCGGACAGCGTAGCAGACGACCAGTGTAAAGCCATGGGCTTCATACAGGACGAGGACAGAGACTGGGTACGGCCGCCGAAGTATTGGACGGCCCCCGGCGTGCAGAAAGGGCGCATATTCTTCAACTACGACTGGGCTAAACAGAGCGAAGTGGTGGTGGTGTGCGAAGGACCTTTTGACGCTATTGCAGTCGGACGCTGTGCTGTAGCAACCCTGGGTAAGGGTATATCCGAACAGCAGGCTAAGCGTATTAAGCTTATGCCTGAATGGAAGCTCGTGGTGATCCTATTGGATCCGGGCGACGCTGATGCGGAAGCGGCCCAGTTACTGGGCAACCTTCACCGGACGGTTCCGGTTGTACGCATAGACCTTGAAGGATACAAAGATGCAGGTGAGGCGCCGAGGGAGGAGATTTGGAAACAGATCTACGCAACAGCCCAGGCGCAGGATATAAACCTGCTTGACTATAGGTTGGTGATATGAGTAGACAATATTTGAACGAGCGATGGTGTGTGCGGTGCGGCCGGGGAGACGGGCCGACGCCATACTTGCGGAAGTATCTACATAAACTGGTACACAATCCTAACGTCCACTCTGATTGGTTTAAGGAAACCGACTTAGGTATAATGGACATAGGGTGCGGCAACGGACGTAACGTAAAGTACTTACATTCAATAGGTTACAAGAATAACGTAGCCTTTGATATGTGCAACGATTACGGCTACAAGATAACATTGGGTGAGGAACGTATACCGCTGCTTGACCATACAGTAGACATCATACTGGCTAATTATGTACTCATGTTCCTGAACAGCAAGGAACAGAATCAGGTTATCGGTGAGCTACAGCGGGTGGCTAAAAAGGATTGCCGCATCATGGTAGAGCTCTATGCCGCCAAGGATAGCTTCGCTAAAACCGAGGACGCAATGGTGAAGATGCAGAAAAAGTTGTTCAACACAATCGGATGGGAAGCCATGTTGTATAGTAAAGGCCGGTTCATCGCGAAGCGGGTAACATAATGGGGTTAAACGAGAACATATTACGTATGATGCCCCCGACAACCACATTCGTGGAGACGGGGACACGGCGCGGTAACGGGATACAATGCGCACTAGAGGCTGGCTTTGATGACGTGCGTAGTGTTGACATTGACGTTGACGCTTTCACGAAGGCAGCGCTTAAGTACTCACACGATTACCGCGTGAGGCTGTACCTGGGTGATTCCGGATTGCTACTGCCTGCAATGCTGCACGGTGTTCCGTACAACGCGGTACTGTGGTTAGACAGCCATGAGATATCAACACAGTTACATGAACATAACTGCCCGATATTGCGTGAGTTGGATGTGCTACGGAAGTACCCGATAAGGGCCTTCACGATACTGGTTGACGATATCGATGTATTCGAAGACGCGGAGTCGACGATCTCGGTCGAACAAATAACGGAGTACATTAATGCGATTAACCCGGACTATAACGTAACAACGATAACAGGTAACGGCGACGATAACCGGATACTTGTCGCGGGACTGAATATGGAACAGATGAGGAACGTATTATGAATGTAATGACGATATGTCACGCAGACGATTGGGTGGGTACACACCTGAAACGTTTTGTGTATTACGCTATGTCCAAAATACCTGACGTCAAGTTGTACCTGTTGGTACCAACAACGGGTAGGGACGATCCGGCGATACGAGCACACCTTGAAAAGGTAGGCCCCGATTACTTCCGGGACATCAAGTTTGTAAAGAAGCAGGAAATACAGGGACGCTTGTTGTACTACGACCTACTGCGTTCCAGCTTGCTCGACATATTCGGATTAGATGAAGGATTATACGCTGATCCAGATATCGATATCCTCAGCGATCTAACGCATCTTGAAACGACAGCCCCCGCAGCTGATATGCTGTGGGTGCCCAACGTATTGCCTATGGACCTGGTGCCTAAAGCATTACAGCGTAACGGCATGGACCCGGAAGGGCCTTATATGGAAGAGGGTTTCATCTACATGCGACGTTCGTTGAAGGACGATTGCGAGCATGTATTGAACCATAAAAGCATTGACTTTAACAGTTTTGCACCCGGCATGGAGATGTGGAATATCGTTTGCCGTACAATGAATTGTTATATGTTGCCGCAGGAGTACAACGTTACGTCCTGGGGCCATAAGTACTTTGGTAAGGCACACTCGATACACTTCACAGGACCGTTACCGAAGCAGTGGCGAATGAACATCAGCTACAGCACAAAGTTGCCTCGAACTATGCTAGTCGAGCCAACACCAGTTGAATATCCGGAAATAGACCTATAGGAGGCCACAATGGCGAAAGAGAAAAGACCAGACGGCCCGCAGTGGCTAGAGCATACCGAGGTAATCGATGACCTGAAATGGATCAAGGGCATCGGACAGTTACCCGCTGAGTACATGATCGTAGGGGAGCGGCCCGGTAACGAAGAAGTAACTACTGGCAACCTGTTTACTGGGCCGGCCGGGCTGGAAATCCTGTTCCCGACCATGGACAAGGCCGGGTTCCAGTACCTTAAGGAAGGTGTGGCCAGCTGCAAGCATGTAGCGGCTAGGGCTGAAGACTACGCGATATACATGACCAACGCTGTAAAGTTCTGTCCGCCGGCAAAGCGGGCCGTTAACGCCAGCGATTTGAAGGTCTGTCGTCCGTGTCTGGAAGAGGAAATGAAGCGGTGCGCCCCCAAGGTAATTGTTTGCCTAGGCGCCAAGTCGCTGACCGCGGTAATGGGACGGGGGCATAACCTGTCTGATTACAGGGGTTCGTTCGTAAAGCATCCGACGTTACCGGATACCGAGGTATTCACTACCTACAATCCAGCGTTCATACTGCGCAACCCAGAACGCCAGGTAGACTACGACAGGGACTGGAAGTTGTTGACTGACCGCCAGTTGGGCAGAGAAGTTGAGCGGGATACCATGAATTTCATGGTGCTCCAGAGTGTAGCGCAGATCCGGGCGTTCAAGCAACATCTGTTTGATACGTACCCCAATCCGTTCTTGATGATTGACTGTGAGTGGGATGGTGCGACATGGATGTCACCAGACCGCTATATCAGGACTGTACAGCTGGGGTTTGAACTTGGTCAGGCAGTCGTGATTGAATTCTTTGACGAAGGCGTAGTGCCCGAGGGAGAGAGTTGGACGCACGACTGTAGGGGTAATGTCATGGACGACCATGACGCAGCCTGGGCCGAGATAAAGCTAATACTGGAAGACGAGCGGGTCGACATAGGCGGACAGAACGTGATCGCTGACGGTGAGTGGCTTCTGAGCTACGATATCGACGTAAGGTCGCGTGTGGTGTATGACACCATGCTGGCTGAGCATGACATCTGCGAGACAGGTCCGTTCGCCCTTGAGGATCTAACGATCAAGTACACGAATATCGGGCACTACGAGTTGCCGGTTAAGGAGTGGGTCAAGGAGCATAAGAAGATATGTAAACACGGATACGGACCGGTCCCCCGGGACTTGCTGCTTCCGTATAGTGCATGGGACGTAGATGCTCCCAGGCGTATTGCGATTAAGCAGGCGCCGGAGTTACAGCAGTTTAGGGAGCCACGTGGTAAGTACCCAAGTCTGTGGGAAACAGATATGGATACGCAGCATACGCTCTATGAGATTGAGCGTACTGGTATGTTGATCGACAAGGAACGGTTAGCACATCTAACGAAGGATTACACTGAGGTCCTGACCCAGTTAGCGAGCCGAGCAAAGCTTATGGCGCATAACGAGGGTGTTGTTGATTTCAACTTTCGTTCACAGCCACAGGTGGCTAGTTTGCTTTTCGATAACTTGGGTCTTACACCTATAAAGACGACTAAGGGTAAGGCGTGGACCGATCATATGCAGAACCAGCCGCGTGAAGCGCAGGCACTGTATAGTCCGTGCACCGACATGAATACGTTGGAAATCCTACAGGAAAAACATCCATTCGTGAAGGTGATGGCGGACATCAGGCGGGTTGACCAGGCACGGAAGACGTGGCTAAGGGATCCTTCCCCGGACTTTGACGAGGCTACCTCGGGTGGTGGAATCATAGCAAAGATATGGGTTGACGGACGAATACATCCACGCTTTTCGCAGTTAGCGGAAACGGGTAGATTCAAAACCAGCAAACCAAATTGCCAGAACTGGCCGAAGCGCGCTGAGGGGTATATCTGGAAGATATTCGAAACTTTTGGTAAAGAACGTCCGGATCAGATCCGTACGATTGTTATACCGAAACCAGGGCACTTCTTGATGGAGGCCGACTTTGTGCAGGCTGAGTTATTCGTACTTGCGGCACTGTCCGGGGATGAGGTTATGTGGGGTACACTTACCACGCCGGGTAAAGACATGCATGACATGACGGCTATAAGTTCATTCCATCTATCTGTATTGGGGCCTGACGGTAACCCGATGCCTGAAGATTACTTACTGACGTTGGCCAAAGACGATATGGCTGCGTTCGAGAAGTTACAGAAGCAACTGATGTACCTGGACCTGCAAGGGGAAAGAATGTCACGAGCTGATTTTAAGAATACGATTCGTGTGTCGGCGAAGAACTTGAACTTCGGAATCCCCTACGGGCGTGGGTCTATGGACATTGCGCGACAGGTAAAGGGCGAGACCGGTTCAACTCAATCGTTGGACATATTACAGGCCGAGATCGATACAATGATGGAGGTGTGGAAAGAACAAACATTCGTAGATGCGTGGGGCTACATGTGTAGTTGTGCCGACGCTGTAACTAAGACGGGTTTGTTGACAAATCCGTGGGGTAGATGCCGACGTTTCACTGTTGGTAATAGTCGAGAAGGTGTGGCTGGCATGCAACGCCAGGCGCAGAACTTCCCGATTCAAAGTACAGTAGCTGATACGTGCATGGTTGCCATGTACCTAATCAAGAGATACAGGGAAGAGCATAACCTACATTTCCGTATAGTGAATCAGATTCACGATGCGGTGATGGTCGAAGTGCCCGAAAACGAAATAGAGGAAACAAAAGTGATGTTCCAGGAAACTATGGGTAAAATTGATATCCCGATTCCTGACAGGGACCCACTTCGTTTGGGTATTGACATCGACGTTATGACGCGATGGGGTGAGAAAGTATAAAAGGAGAACACAGAGATGGGATTAGACAATCAAGTACAGACAATGAAAACAGGTTCGGGACGTAAGAACCTCATCTTCAAAGATGGGGTGCGTTTCCGCAACATGACGGGCAAGGACCCGATCGCGTTCAGAATGCTTCCAGCATTCGATCCGAGTAACCCTGACCCAGCTACGTCATGCGTGACATTCATGTCACCTGACGGGCATCTAACAGACTTTGGAATGGTATTATACATTTCACGGTTCGTCGGACACGGCGGTGGAAAGTTTGGTACGCGACAGGACATCCTGTCACTGCGTACATTCGCAAAGCCGGGGGACGAGATATTCGATCCGTTGGAGCATCTTTGCCTGACGATCAGCCAGAATTCTGGCGATTGGGGTTACCTGATGGAAGACACAGGAGACGGCAAGAGCAGGGAGCGTGCTGCGTTCAGCAAACCGCTTAACCACTTCATTGCCAACATCTGGGATGCAAACCAGCCAGCGAAGGGTGTGCAGATTGGCGTATTCTCGTCAAGCTCATGCAACTCACTGATCGGCACAAAGAACGGCCTGGTATTCCAGCGGAATAACTTGCCGGCAGAGATCGTAAGCCAGAACTATCTGCTGCAATTCGCAGTTGGGGATATGACAAGTCCGGCCGAAGGTCCAGTGCTGATATGTCAGAAGCAGGACAACCAGGGCGAGTACTCGAAGTACGTGATATCGCTAGCATTGGATAACCAAAATCAGGTAGTTAAACGTCCAGTAGGACAGGACCTCCTGAAAGAGCGGTACAACATGACTGAGCCTGCGTCATTCCTGAATATTCCTCAGGAGCAGGATGTTATCAATACGCTAATCGGTTTGCTGAGCATGCGATCGCCTCAGGGCTATCACGAGCACGCTTTGCTTAAGATGGCGTTCCCGCAGTTCCAGATTCCAGATCCCCCTGCAGCACCCGCGGCCTCGCCGACGGTAGCAACAGGTGGTGGCGGTTTCGGTGGAAGTCCTGTAGCAGCGGCACCCGCAGCGGCAGCACCAGTGGCAGCAGCGCCCGTGGCAGCGTCAGAGGTAGTAGCAGGCGTAGCAGCTAACGTTGCAGCAGCAGCAGCCCCCGTGGCAGCTCCTGTAGCAGCAGCAGCGCCTCTAGCGGCAGCAGCACCTGTAGCGGCAGCAGCACCTGTAGCGGCAGCAGCACCTGTAGCGGCAGCGGCCCCAGTGGCGGCAGCAGCACCTGTAGCGGCAGCAGCACCTGTAGCGGCAGCGGCCCCAGTGGCAGCAGCGGCCCCAGTGGAAGCGGCCCCAGTGGCAGCAGCTCCAGCTAATGGAGTGCCACCGGTAGTGCCGGGTCCGGCAGCACCGGGAGATGCAGTAGCGCCATTTGACCAGGACAAGTTTCTGGATCAACTGCGCACGATGGGCGGAACACCGCCAACCCAGTAAATAATACATCCAGGGGGTGGATACACCACCCCCTGGTTTTTTCACAAAGAAGGAAAAAGATATGAGAAATTGGTTAATAACATCAGTCATAGCAGTACTCATGGTCGTAAGTATCACGGGATGCAATATCGACAACAATCAAGCAAAAGTTATTGCGAACCAGACGGGGCTGTTTGCAGCCGTAGGCTGGATAGCGGCAGACAATCCGTCAACGGATGATATAGCCAAAGTGGCTGGCATCCTCGTTGTCATACAAGAAAAAGCTGCTGGGGTAGCACAGGGAAAGACGTATACGGAAGTAATATACCCCGAGGTTGTATTGGCTATCAATACTACAATGGAAGCACAGTACAGACCATTAGCGAAGGCAGCCAGTTTATCACTTTTGGGTGCCATCGATATGATGTTTGCATTGCATCCAGAGTGGAAAGCTGACCAAGATTTTGCCCGCTTACTTGTGACGTCCTTTGTTAGTGGCGCACAGAATGGGTTCAGCCTTGACAGCGAACACCCAGCAATACTGCAGGCAAGAGCTACAGCCAAGCTACGTGTAAAAGCGTTAGCTACTCCGAAGCTAAATCGGGTTCAACAGATAAAAGCAGCAGCAGGTAGGTAATTAAATGACGCCAAGGAAGAAGAAAAAGTTAGAACCCGATGTACCCTTGACGCGTGCAGCCAGTCTAGTTGGGCGGCTGAAGCACAATCAAGAGGATCGGGAAGTCTACTGTGCCAGCGACATAACCAAGGATTGGCGGTACGTCGATTTTTGGAATCCCCTACAGGATATGCCGACCATTTCTATGGAGTGGCTGTTCGGGGGACGTGGACTACTTGCTGGACGCATTATAAGATTGCTGGCACTGTATGGTGTCGGCAAAAGTGCGTTCATGTGGCTCATGTATGCTGCGGCACAGAAACGGCAACAGGGTTGGTGTTATCACATAGAGAGTGAAGCGACACCGCCTCCGCCGGACTTTATCGCATCCTTCGGATGTGATCCGCATGACTTGGTGTTAGAGCGTCCACGCTCGTTGGAGCATTGCTTCGAGAAACTGGACGAGCTAATGGCACAAATTAGAGGTGGCGTAGCCGAGAAGGTGATGAATCCTGAAACAGGTAAAATGGTGAAAACTAAGTTTGACAGCCCATTGGACCCGACCTTTGAGTCTCCGATTGTAGCCGGAGTCGACTCATTCAGCGCACTAGGCTTAGATTCCCGCGTTATGCAGGATGTGCTAAATCAGGCTAAGACTGCTCAGGTAGCTGCTCACTCGTTGAAGATGTCTAAGTACCTGCAAGATCGGTCTGACCGGTACAAGCAGTGCCAGGCACTTCTAATGCTTGCAGCACAGCAGAAATCTAAGATAGAGACGGGACCTGGCGCAGGCCGCGGCGGAACTAAAAAGACGTCGCTGGGTGATACGCCAATAGGGTTCCACTCCACGTATTCTGTGGACCTAACAGGACACAAGTATATCGATAAAGCTACTGGTGAAGACATAGGTGAGCGGATAACACTGCGCACTACAAAAAACAAGCTGTCGCCGAAACATAGGGAGCTAGATATCTATTTGGTACGTGACCACGGTTTCGACCTGGTTAAGACTGACATAGACTTCCTGCTGTCGCACTCTGCATCCCCGTTACGGGACGTGATCAAGCGACAAGGTGGTAGCAACTCCGGCATCAAATGCCCGCCAGTAAGCGAGACTAAGGTGTATAAGAGTGACGAGGAATTCCTCCGTGACTTCTATGCAAACGAAGACTTGTTACAGGCATGCAGGGAAGCATTACGCATCCGCGGTATGGGTTTCGATTTCGAAACTAAATACATGCCGACGGACTCTGAAATAGAAGATAACGAAAAATCACCGAAAGGGGCGAGTGTTCTTCATGGGGTGGAAGGAAGCGAGAAAGAGATATCAATCGAAGAAGACGCTGGGTGATCAATCAATCGAGGACCTCGTAGCACGACGTGTGCTACGGGGTTTCGATGTTGTACAGCGTGATCTTATAGCATTGGAATATCACATCTACGATGAGTCGTACCAGGATGACGCTCTTTGGATAAGGGTACGACGCATAATGGAATATACATTCAGGCGACACTCGAAGCTGAATCTATTCAGGCAATGGCACATTGAGGTGCTGGAAAGTAAAGCTGACCACAGCGACATACTAGAGCGGTATGCCAGTGTGGACATTGCAGGCGAGAAGCGGTTACCAGTATTCTTTACACGGGTAAAGGGCACACGTACGGGTATCGTATATAGCACCTGGCCACGAGACGAGATAGGATTGGATTTAGTTCCGCCGTACAACGTCATATTTGAGCAGGATGGCTATCACATTGCCGTGCAAGACATTACGGCATTCATTAAGCAATTTGGGCCTTGGAATTTGGGTATACTACGACAATGAACTACGAGAAATGGGTAACACTGTTGTACTTGGACGATAAGATCGAGTACAACGCACAAGCGTACGCAGACGATGACTGGTCATCTGACTGGTACTACATCGTACAGCTTATTCCACGATTGGAGATGTTAGGCAAAAACGAGCCTGAAATATTTGAGGAGTTCATTCAGCAGACAAGTACTGGTGAATGGCTTGAGCAGGAGCGCAGACCGATACGGTGCGGAGACATAATTTGCTTCGGTAACCAACCTTGGATGCTGGCGCAGGAGGATAAAGTCCTGCAGTCGTTACCGGCACACAAACTACAGGTATGGTCTGACTACAGAATTGTACAGTTAGCCCAGGAAAGGGCGCAGAAACTATTATGCGAGACGTAGACATAAACAACATAGCAGTTATGTATATGACCGTGCATGCTGATAAGGAACGCGTGAACGAGGATCCTCCGGAACTGCCGTTCATCATTGCTAATAACCCAGAGTCGAAGGGATATGCCCTGGACTCGTTCAAGCAAAACGCTTACAAGTTTGACATGTACACCGACATCATACAGTTGTCGTTCTTGTATCGTGATAACTTCGTGCATACGCTGTTCTGCGGCGATACCGACGTACAGATAAATGAACCGATCACGGATGGGCCGCGGGTCATAACAACAACTGACACGGAAGAAGAGCTGATCAGAAACAGTGTAGCATTCATAAATCAGATCCATCAAGAGACGAAAGACGGCATCGTGGTATCGCCATCAATATTCGTAGGGTGGAAACTAACATCTGATATATGGCCGATGCTGATAAACAAGGCGTTGGCCTACGGGATACGCATGCCGCAGTCTCTGATGTCCGATCCGCTACGCCGGTTCCCGATATTGGATAGCCTGTTGGATGTCAGTAACATATACGCGCAGGGAGCACACGCAGTAGTGCGTAGGTTGCCGGCGTTGTCCGATGCGTTACGCTATTGGGGCTACAGAGGATCAGACGAGGTGAAGAGGCACCCGTCACCGGAAGAGGTCATAGATACAGTGTGTTCTAGTCCTGTGACTGCTGCTGGCGTGGTAGAGCCCTACCTGCGGGATATGTACAGTATGGTATGCCGCTATTACGGGCAGGGAGAAGGTTATGGGATTGAATAGGGAAAACGTTAAGCGGTCAATTTTTTGTCTGGCATACATAATAGCCGGAGTTGTCGGCGTTTTTTGTGGTGCCGAAGGTGGCATGCGTGGCCTATACCCTATTGCAAATGGTTTGATGTGTGTGTTATTCATGCATCTTGGACGTACGATACAGTTAATGAAGTAAATAAAGGAGACGCAGTAAAATGGCTGAAGAAGAAAAAAGCGATCGAGAGCAGAAGTTGGAATCCCTGGAGGACGCCACTAAACGTCTGCATAAGGCGGAAGCCGCCAAAAAGCGTGACGCAAAACTGCATAAGGAAAACTGTACAGCAATCCAGGATGAGATATCTGATATCCTCGAAGCGCTGGATAAGGGAATCGAATAGGTTACTATGAAAGACAAATTGATAATCGGTTTAGGCTTTCAGATGGGTTCTGGGAAGGACACCGTTGCGGACATGCTATGCCTGCATCACGGCTTCCAGCGAGTCCGTTTTGCTGATGCGTTGAAAGACGCTGCATGCGTCATCTTCGGATGGGATCGTGCGCAGCTGGAAGACCTCGATTTCAAGATGACTGTGGATCCGTTCTGGGGGGAAACCCCCAGGGCGATCCTGCAGCGTTTCGGGACCGAGGCGATGCGCAATAACTTCCTCCGGGACATATGGGTGAAGGCACTAGAGCGTAAAATTCAACAGACACAGCGTACACGTATCGTAATTCCTGATGTAAGGTTCTGGAATGAAGCTGAGGCCATAACAGGATGGGGCGGCTACACGGTACGCATAACGCGACCTGGTTGGAAGCCACCTAACGCCACAGATGAACAGATGCAGCATGCAAGTGAAACTGCGTTGTTGGCCTACCCAGGGTGGGACTCGGGCATCTGTAACGATGGTAGTCTGGAACAGTTAGAGACTAACACCAATATAATGTTTAATGTGCTCAGTGCGCTTCATGAAGACAAGTGATGCCTCTAAACACATTGCCTCCGTTAATGACGTACAGCTATGTCGTTATACACGTTACCTCAAACGTATAACGCCGCGGACAGCGGAGGAGCGTTTTCGGAGGTGGCTGTTTGCGTATGCCAGCGTACATTCAACGTGGAGGATGAACTGCAAGCTGTATTATGCGTTGCGGGACCTCGCATGGATACATGACTTCGATGAGTTGAAACGAAGGATCATTGACGTGCGTGCGGGTTTGCATAACAATCGAGCAGAGTGGATTCACGAGTTTACCGAGTATTACTGGCAGCATCCGGACTGGTTCTTAAAGACTAAGTTCGAGAGCTGGAGCCAATACAGGTTACGTATGCAGAACAAAGCCAAGGGTATCGGACAGGCTAAGTCAGCGTTCATGGTAGAGCTGATCTACCCGCTACGTACACAGGTTATTTGTGTTGACACTCATATACTGCAGTTGTATGGTTACACCGCCAAACATATTAACGAGCGCGGTATCCGTAAATCGGACATGGACGCGATAGAATCACACTGGGCTATACAATGCGCAAAGGTGCGCGTGCCGCCCGTGATAGCGCGATGGACATACTGGGATAACAAACAAGGCCAAGCCGACAGTAGATATTGGTCGTTCGTATTCGAGGAGGAAGACTACAATGACAGATTGGCGAGACTTGCCAGAGTTACGGAACGACCCACTACTATTCCAGGACACGAGCGGGAAACCGTTGCCGGGAACGATAGTGCCGTGCCTATTGTGCACGAAGGCGTTCCTGATGCGGCAGTATGTGGGTGAGCCTGATCAGATCTGTCCGGAGTGCTGGACGACCTATAAGGATGCGGCGAGGGTGATTTGCTTTCATTGCAAGGTCACCATCTGCCGATTGATACCTAAAATACTGGACAACGGATATTATATCCGGCCTAGAAGTGTGTTGCACTCTTCAGCGTGTAACATATGCCAGCCGGGTTTACGGCAGTCTGTGATCATCGAGATAGATGAATGGCAGACACATATGATGCCGAAAAAGATTATAGTGCCAGGCAGTAAGTACAAATAAACAACAACAGTGAAGGAAAACAGTGATGGAAGAACTATCAAACATGATCAGTGGGATCAATGAAATATTGAAACAGAACGGATATAACGAGGCAGGACAGAAGAGTGAATCTACTGTCGCCGGCCCGAAAACAGCAAAAGCATCCACAGTGGAAGCGCCAAAAACAGAAGAGTCGACCACGGGGAAGCCTCTTTCAGATGTAGATGAAATTGTCGCTAAGGTGGAGCTGCTTAAGCCTCATATGAAGAAGTCTTCGAAAGCACCCACAGATGAAGATAAATACGCACTGGCGTTCAAGCTTGGCTTGCGCGATGATTACGTTAAGGAGATGCGTAAGCTGACCCCTGAACGTTCACGTGCTGATCTGCGGGAAGAGTACAAACGTGTTCGCGCTGCACAAATTAGGTCGGGAGTATGGAAGAACCGACCTACACAGGCAGCACGACGCGGTGAAACTACGGCAGTGGAGACGCTGAAAGTGGAGACGCCTGCCACGCCGCTGCCTCGGGATGAGCAGCCCTTTACTCCGCAACAATTGTTGGAGGAGATTGACGCGAAAGCCAGGGTACTATTCGGCGAGGGCGAAGACAGCATCAAGGCTATTGCCTATGTGCGCGAAGCAACCAGCTTTGACCTGTTAACGGCAAAGCTATGGGTCGACTGCATACGTGATCCAGATATGACCGTGCCTATACCATTACAGCAGGCTAAGGATGCCTTTGTGGCGTCTCTGCTGTCCGAGAATGGCGCGTCGTTGGACACACAGGTGCAGGCTATACGCAAAGCACAGATAGACGCTGAGATGGACCCAGCAAAGGGTAAAGCCGAGGGACAGTTCAAGATAGACCTGGCCGGCGACAAGAAGCAAGGCTTCGTGCAGATCGCACGTCGCATAGCCCGGGAACTGGCAGCTAATGGCCCTATCAGTATCGACCATGTGACAGCTAAGATGGCTGAGATGCATAACGTAATGCCCGAGAAGGGAAAGCGCAAGCACCAGTGGAAGGGTAGCGTATTCGCTAAGTCCGAATGGCAGTACGTCGGTGATGTACCGTCAGCTCAGGCTTCCGCACATGGAAGGCCCGTAGGACTATGGGCATTGAAGTCGTGGCTTAAGGACAATACACTGAACGGCAAATCTACACACGTGTCGTCGTTTGTGCTGTCCCGCTTGTTCTCTGACTTCAAGCGTATCCACCCTAAGGTAGGGGCTGAACAATGTAACTGCTACGTTGGCGAGGAGCGCCTGTCGGAAGACATACGCCAGACCATCATAGGCGGGGACAATAAGATCTATAACATGCCCGTGACGTTTTGTCCGGGGTCTGTTGGAGCTATGATCTTCCCACCGAGTCCCGCAATAGGTGCAGGATTGACGCTGCAGGCTGCCGGCGTAGACGCCCCAAGCCTAGCACAAGTTCCGATAGCACAGCAAGTTGCAGAGCAGCAACAGCAGTAAAGATTGAGGGGGCGCCTTCGGGCGCCCCCATTATCACTATGCTATTTGTAGGTGAAAAGAAAAGCCCTACGGCATTACGTAAGGGCTGGAGCTGGGAGGATGGACGCCTCGCAGGTAAACAACTATTCGATGCGCTAACAGCCTGTGGGGTTGACCCACAGAAGTGCAAGTTCGAAAATTGGTTCAATACAAGGTCACAGGCGCTTATACGTCAGTACCCCGGAGCCGTATTCGGCATGGGCCGCATCGTACAGGACGCGCTCACCAAAGCTGGTGTGTCGCACATTCCTATCGTACACCCAGCAGCCAGAGGCCGTATCCGTAAGAAGGAGCGGTACAACCAACACATTAAAGAAGCAGTGACAAAAGCAGTGGAGAAGAAACATGGGCAATTGGTTTGATGTAGATAAAGAAGGATTCAAAGAAATGTTCGCTAACTTCCCGCCCGAACGTATGGTGGCGGAGTTGGTACAGAACAGTTTCGATACAGATGCAAAGATGTGTAAGGTGGTGTTAGCGGATTCCCCGTCGACGCGCAGCACAGTTTTGCTGGTTGAAGACGACAACCCCGATGGATTCAAGGATCTCAGAGACGCCTATACCCTGTTCAAGAGCACGGATAAGCGTGGTGATCCTACCAAAAGAGGTAAGTTTAACCTGGGTGAGAAGATCGTATTGGCTAGAGCCAAGAGCGGTATCATCTCGACCACAAAAGGTACAGTCGTATTCGACAAGACCGGGCGTAAAGCCACGCGTAAGAAGCGCGACATGGGTAGCGTAGTGTCTATAGACTTCCCGCGTTGGACGGAAGCTGAACGCAAAGAGGTGCTCTCGTTCCTGCGCAGGATTTATGTACCTAAGGGTATTGACTTTCGAGCTAACGATGAGGAACTGAAGTACGCGGCTCCTATGAAAAGCGTCAAAACTAAACTGGCCACGGAGTTTCTGAAGACAGACGCTCATGGTAACCAGGTAATGACCAAGACGCAACGGATGACCAACGTATGGTTCTATCCAAAGCGCCACGAGTCAGCGTACCTGTACGAGCTAGGGCTGCCCGTGTGCGCTATTGACGGACGGTTCGATGCCAATGTGCAGCAGAAGGTGCCGTTGTCACATGACCGCACACTGGTACCACAGTCGTTCTTACAAGACATTTATGCAGAAATGGTAGTGGCCCTGGACGAGTTACTGGAGCCGGGAGATCTGGGCGATGCCCATGTCCATATGGCCCTGGAAGACGAACGTGTCGACGCGGAGACCGCTGCAAGCTTGTTTAAGCGGCAGTTCGGCGAAAACGCAGTCATACAGACCCTCGACGCAGACGCCAACCAGGAGGCAGCTCGACAGGGTGCCACTATCGTTTCAGCCCGAACATTCGGGTCGTCGATCAACAGCAAGTTCCGCGGCGGAGGTGTAAAGACGACAACAGAGTCGTACTCCCGAGACAAGGAAGTGCTGTCAAGCGGAAACCTGATGCCTGACGGCTACAAGGAAGTCAAGGTATCAGAACACCGTAAACCTCTGGCTGACTATGTACACATGTTGTGCAATCAGTTCTACGGTAAGGACATTAACGTGAACTTCGCACAGTGGATGGGCACGAATACGGCCGCTATATACAGCCACGGGACCGGGATTACGTTCAACATTATGCGGGTGACACGGGACATGATGAAGAATCCTGTATCTAAGTGTTCTTCACTTGTGCTTCACGAGTTGGCGCATTCTTGCGGGGTAGGCCATAACGGAGTTTACGATCATGAGTTTGAAGAACTGGTGAATAAACACACGCAGTTGCTGGTGCAACATCAGGAACTATACAAGGAATTTGAACCAGAATTCTTTGACAATTAAGTCATTGACACTGTAGTGACTCCTAGTTAACATAGTAACAACAATAAAACTAGGAGTCACTATGGGACACAGTGTTGACATAACAAATGAGAAGTTCGGGCGGCTCGTAGCCATTAAAGTCGTAGGATCGTCCAACCAAGGTAGATTGTGGATGTGTGGATGTAGCTGTGGTAAGGCCGTAACAGTTCCAGCTGGCCAGTTAAGGGCAGGCGGGAAACAGAGTTGTGGCTGCTTAGCATACGAAACGCACAAACGGCAAGGTAAAAACCTTAGTGAAACTAGAGCAATAAACCTAGCCGGGCAACAAATAGGATCGCTCCGTGTAATTAAACCCGTCCCACATAAACGAAACGCTGGTAGGTACTGGATATGCGAATGTACATGTGGAAAAAAGGTGTCCGTATCTGGGTACAAGCTCAGGTGTGGTCATTACAGCACATGCTGGCATAAGTCCAAGACCTACAAAAATAGCCGTGGGTATGTTATGTGCTACAGGCCGAAGCATCCTAACGCAGCTAAGAACGGCGTACTGCCTGAACACAAACTGGTAATGTCAAAACACCTAGGACGACCGCTTACGTCAGGTGAAATTGTACACCACAAAAACGGAGACAAAGCTGATAACAGACTTGGCAATTTAGAACTGTGTTTACGCGGAAAAAACGCACACCCGCCCGGTCAGCGTATCGGGGATATAACCAAATTTGCGTTAGAGCACTTAAAGCTATACGCACCATATTTACTAAGGAGTAACGAATGAAGATCAAGGTAGGCGACAAAGTTTACAGCAGTGAGGCACAGCCGATAATGGTGATACTCACGGATAAGGATAAACAGAATATCGCTAACATGTTACCCGAGTGCCCCAACTACTGTGAGTACCCAGACGGCATGGATGGTGACGAAGTTCTGAAATGGATGGACGAGGTACCGGATGTCGATAGCGTCGTTAGGGTCAACGTCCAGGACGATGACGGGCACTGGTACTACATACCAGTACACAAGCAGGCTGAGTTCGACGAATATATAGAACTTAGCGGAAGGGTATGGGGCTGCGGAGAAAAGTATACCCCGGAAGAATCAGAACGGTGTTCAGAAATGGCCGAGAAATTTAGCCCCATGATGACAGGCGGCGGCCCAATAGTATAGGAGAAACACATGAACGTATTCGTGGTCTGTTTGGACTTTGATGGGGTTATCAACCTGTACCCCGGATGGGAGAATGAGGGATACGCCAAGATACTTGGCGAGCCCGTCGAGGGCGCTAAAGAGAGCATAAAAGATCTGCGTAACCGTGGTTCCATGGTGCTGGTACACTCTACACGCTGCGGTTATAGCGGTGGTACGGTGGCCATTACGGAGTACCTCAACATGTACAATATACGTGTTGACGGTGTATGCTCTAACAAACCACCAGCAGACGTGTACGTAGACGACAAGGGAGTAACGTTCATGGGTAAATGGGATGCAGAGTTCGTGGAACGTATCATGAACTTCAAAACGTGGCTAGGAAAGTCATGAGAAAATTCGATATTGAAGTTGCCAAGTGGTCTGATGAGCGGCTAGATGTGTTCTTGAAATATAGGCACGGACTGCTCACCCAGGCCCAGGGCAACATTGTAACACCTTCACCTGACCGGCGCATTATAGAACGTGCGCCGTTCAGTCAGGCGTCTTACCAGTACCGGTCATTGGTAGGTAGCCTCAGTAGAGATCCGTGGAGTACGATGATGATGCAGGATCCACTGGAACTGGTGGCGCCTGATCCCTTTACGCCGAGTGCGTTCAGGACATACAAAGACGGTACCCGCGCATTCAAGATATGGGACTCCGCGATAGCTATACCGGCATCCAAGAGTCGACGAGCGCGGATCATGCCGATGAAGAAGACCCCGATGCTGCGTAACATAAACGACCATTGGCGTAATACGATTTTACCAGCCATGCAGCGGGTAGGTCCGCTTGGTGTGAACAAAGCTGTGCTGCGGGCGAAAGCACCGTGGATCTTTGATCTTATGCAAATGGATAACGGGTGGCTGTTCCTAGAGGGTGCGCACATCCTGGCCCACAAGTGTGGGGATACCAAGACTAACACGCGTAAGTTTGGTTTCGAGGACTCCAAGACAGCGGCGCACCTACGCACTAAGCTGGCTCAAATGATATTTGCCTGGGTATTCGACCTTCCAATAGATACGGACCCACGTGATGAAGGAAGACCAGGCGAACCAGATTTTAAGGGATGCCACACTGAGTTTAAAACGTCGACGTGGTTCGATATACCGTTTATGCGTTGCCCGTGGAATAACCGGGAGGCGTTGAGGTTTGACGATACGCTGGCAGTGATTGACGCTGGAGTGTTCATTGAACCGCACCCCTACGGATTTACGACGGGGACCCTCGATCATATGCCGCACGATCGGTGGTCGTGTTCGCCTACGATGGTGGTTATAGCTGGGTGGGAGACGGTAGACGTGATTACGCACCAGCCTCTGGTGGCGATCAATCCTGACAGTAAGTTCGTACCTGTATGCTACGGTATGCATCCAATGGATTTGATGCCGCCTGACTTGTTCTGGGCCTACCTGGCGTTGTGTAAGCGCAGTGGCCAGTACAAGGATGCCGACCAACTCAACGAGGAGTGTGGGCAGCCTAACCGTTACCGGTATGTAATGGATTGGCTTAGCAGCCCGGAATTTATGGATGATCTGAGGCGCACGCCATCATTTCCGTGCGAAGACTGCGCACGTGCTAATTCCAAGGCAGACGGGGCACCTAGACGTCCACGAGGTAGAATACCTAAAAAGAAGCCTACGTCGATGTACGGACCTGACGCCCTTAGGTGGCAGGAATGGTTAACGTACGAGACTGAGATGACCGCAATCCGCGGTATCATACAGAATGCTGTGGAGCCGTTTGAGGCCCGCCTGTGGGGCGGACGACTGATAAGCAATCGATTACGCAAGGAGAGGAAACGCGGTAACAGGGTTAGAATGAAGGATCTAGATCAGGAGGCGCGGTTCAATAAACTGGTCAAGAAAAAAAGATCTGGAAAATGCTTGACTACTCGTGAGCGTAAAAGCTATATTCAACATCTTAAACGAAAAGGAATACGAAATGCGGATATTAGCTCTTGATCCTGGTAACGAGAAATCGGCCTGGGCTGTATATGATACAGTATCCAAAGCCGTACTCAATTTCGCCATCGAAGATAACGGCGCGCTCTTGCAGCGATTAGGTGAGCGAGATGACGACCCCGATACCGGATTCGGTACCCCTATAGACAGACTGGCGGTAGAGATGATCGCCAGTTACGGCATGGCTGTAGGTAAAACCGTGTTCGATACCTGCGTGTGGATAGGAAGATTCGCACAGATGTGGATCGAACACGAGTCACGTCACCACTCTTGTGCATGGGAATACATCTATCGTAAGGACGAGAAGATGGTTCTTTGTGGTACGATGAAGGCCAAGGACAAGAACATACGCCAATCGATCATGGACCGTTACGGGTCTACGCGTGAGAAAGCGCTGGGCACCAAGAAGGCTCCGGGACCGCTATACGGCGTGAGCAAAGACGTGTGGGCAGCTATCGCTGTCGCAATCGCATCAGACGAAATGGAAAGGCCAGCATGAAGTTAACACTATTAGACCGTTTCATCGGCACGTGTACCGCGAACTCAGAGATGATGCCCGTTTACAGAAACATGGTAGACGCGATACGGGAAACAGTCCCGGTTGCACATCTATGGAATACGCACAAGCTTGACATGCTGGAAACACCGTTGCCGGCACAAGAAATAAGTTGGCCCGACGCCGCTATGTGCTTGTACACCCCTACTGGTATGACGCCGGGCTATCATAGGTTCTGCGTAGACGTAGACTATACAGGTGGTGACTTCGAGCCTTGGTTTGAACTTACCACGTGGACACTTGAAGGTGCGCTGATATTTCAGCCCGCTCCCGATTCATTTGACGTCATCCCGCTCGCCGTAGAAACGGCACGTGGTGAGATCGTGCTGCCGGAAATTCAGCTGCACTTCGAGCTCATAGACGGTAAGTGGACGTGGAGCAAAGCTACCACAGGTCCGGTTAACTCTATGTTCCACGATTACTTCATCGATAAAATCGAGGACTGTGACCAGCCAGATGTGCATGAGGCTATTAACGACCTGGGTAATGTGGTGAATTTGTACCTGGGTACATACTGGGAGCATATGCTGAAGCCTGGGATCTGGGCCATATACCCGTCACGTGCGCCTAAACAGAAGGTGCGCAACGGTAAAGTTCGTAAGACCTACAAGCCCGGCAGTGCCGGCTTCAAGGAATACCAATTAGACATGGAGGATAAGTGATGTCAGAACAAGACGAGAACAAACCGGAACAACCTAAGCTGATGTTGAAGTTGGTGATGCCCAGCGAAGGCGACATGGAGTTACTGGATCAGGACGGCGGCAGCATTGTTCTGTCTCCGATCTACTACGGCAACGAAAGTATGGGGCCACACATACAGCTTGTTTCAGGCAATGTGAAAGACGGGGTGTTTGTGGTCGACGCTGTACAGCAACGATATCGACTCAAGCTCAAAGCCGACGGTAAGATAGAGCTGAAGAAAGGACAGGAATGAACACACGCGTACAGCTATACAAGCCAAACAAGGCAGAGCAAGCTAGCGTCCCCACGGAGCTAGCTAACGCACGTGGAGCTGCGTTGAATAACATATCCATTGACATGCGACTGTTCGGCATCCAACGGATAACGGTAAACTACAGGTCTGTTGGTTTAAAGACAGTCCTGTACCCCAGCTTTAAGCCGTTGCCTGGAGAGGTACCGCCAGCTATGGAGGCGTTGCGTAATGACAATATAAGACGCATCGCCGAGTACATGGTACAGTTTGGTTTACTGGACATTGAACTCCAGCCAGACGCTAAGGATCTTGAAGTGATCCAGCAATCATGGACTAATCTGCGGAAACAGGTATCCGGAGACGCAAAACCATCAGACGCTGCACCGGTAGAGAGTATTCAACAGATTAAGCTCAACATAGAACCTGATCCGACAACGCAAAGCGTATTGCCGGTAGAAGAGTCTACAGTTGTAACTGAAGAACCTGTGGGGGTCGACCGTGAAGCCGATAACAGCGAGCATAACGCTGCCGAAGAAGTTCATGATGAACAAGATGCAGCTTCATAAGCTTGGTTACATTTTTGATGCGATAGCGAAGCTATTACCGACGGAGGGACGTGATTTCAAGACAGACATTACGTTTGACGAGAATGACCAACCCAACATACATATAATAGGCATGACGCCTATCGGAAGTGAGTTTGCTAAGCACTGCCGTGAACATCTAGCGCAAGCAGTAGAAGAAGTTAAAAAGGAGCGTAATGGAAGACCAGGAACAACAAGCGGAGAAGACAACGGACGACGAGATGGAGACGACGGAACCGACGATGATGTCGGCGGACACGGAAATTCCGGAGATAGGGGAGGAGCACGACGAGAGCGTGGACGATCAGCCTCCACCACAACCGATAGTGCCCGAGGGGGCCACCATGGAAAAGCAGGTTCACCCGAAACCGGGGCTGGGGATTCTGATGGGGATCCAGCGGAACATGTTCTCTGATGTAGCGTTACAGGACATCGGACATGTTATTCTGGGAACCGCGTACAGTCGCGACGAGTACCTGAATGACCACAAGCATTACCTGAACGTAAACTTCAGTCCAGAAGAGCACAACGACAGTTACGCTGATTACGTAATCCAAACAACGTTAATGTGGCGCGGTCAGATCAGTCGCATAATGGAACATTTGGAAAGCGCTACCATAGCGGCAGGAGAACGGCTGAAGACCATATTGACACGGTCAAGCGGCAAAATAGTCGCCGGAACGATGCGGATACACGTGACAATGGATGAAAAGGGTGACCTTACAGCGACCCTAATGTGGGTGGAGAAACGAAAATTATGACCAACGAAAACAAAGAACCAATACAGGCGAACTCAACGGATAGCCCACATGAAGCGGGTACTACGCCGGATAAGGCGGAGGCGCAAAACGCTGATCCTAAATTCGTGCGTATTAGCACGAAGGCCATAATCGAGTGGTCGGACCTAGAGGGCAACGTAACGTCAACGGGAGAAGGCTTCCGTAGTCTGTCAGCCCTCAGCGGTCAGATGAGTAAGATCCTCGAAGGTGCGCCCGATCGAGCACAGGAAAACGTTGAAATATACCTCAACGAAGAACCCGTAGAGGGAGCTACAACACCGGAACAGCAGGTCAGACGAGTTATCGTCAAGGGCAAGCTTGTCGAGGTGGTTGAGTACCTGAAGAACCGTGCGATAGAGCCGGCGGCAGCAGTAGCACAGCTACAGACTACCGTGGGACTCCTATGTGATATGTCGTCACTCCAGGCTATCATACTGACCGCGGTATTCGATGAAGCAGGAGCTACTGGCTTCGGGCTCGTATCGGAATCGACGGAAATAACAGACGAGTGCCTGATACTACTCGGCGCTTCGGCAGCCAATCAAGCTGACATGTTCAAGGACGCTATGCGTAAGCGAGGACTGGAATTCCCAGACGACAGTTCGATCATTGTCCCGGGACAAGTACGGGGCGACCTCAAAAGCATAATCGGCGGGTAATGAAATACCTATTTTCGGTGGAACCGGAAATCGTCGCAAACGACGACAAGGATCGATGGGCGCCTACAGGAGAACCTGTGGTGCCCTGGTATCCCGCTACGTTGGAGAACGTATTCTTAAGCACAGTCAGCTTTAAGCAGGCACCCGTAGCACGGGTTATTGACGACGATGAAATAGATATTGACTCCGTCGCTGTAAGTCTGTACAAACACCTACCTGGTCTACCGAAGACCCTGCACAACAACTACGTGCTGGCTGTAGCCAGAGCGGCACATGCGCTACCTGAAGGTACGCGATTACAAGCTTTTATTGATAACGACACGGCTAAATTGAAGATCCTGGGACAGGAGAACTACATAGTGTTGTGGGAATCACAGCCGTTAACCTAAGAGGTATTAACATGGATGAAGTAATTACATATTCACCGGAGGTACTAGCTGCGGCAGTGCACACGGTCAGTCAGAATAAGAAGTGGGATGTAACTGAGGCGGTGACCGAACTACAGCGGATGATCGCACACGGTGACGCCAACGGCAAGGACGCTATGGAGCTGTCCGTACGCCTGAAGAGAATGGAAGAGGTACTGGCAGCGATACGCGATAAGCTATTGCCATATGCAAACGCTGCTTTCCAAGCGATGAACCTCGCAGCACCGGACAAGAAGCAGTATGTGATCGGGGAGGATCTGGCCACTGTAGCTCAGTACGCGGCACGTTCAACCTGGACGTATCCAGCAGAGCTGGTAAAACTGTCAGTTGACCTTAAAGCAAAACAGAAGACAGCTCAGACGGACAAGACCGCGACGAAGAGTACTCCGACACAAGACCCATCGAAGAACTCGCTGTTCGCTATTACCACGCTATGAACAAGAAACAACAGTTAGCCAACACAGGGGTGTTGCGTGATCACCTGGTGCATATAGTGCCTGACCTTCAGGTTGACGGCCGACTGGCCTTCATAATGACATTGGCAGCAGCACTTAAGACCCAGTTCGCGCATACACTCCTGTTTGAAACTCCGCTGGACCTGGTGGATCAGGAACTGCTTTGGCACGCTCAATCAGCGGGGTTGAGCATGCTGAACGTTGACCAGATCACCCAGGAGGGCCTGGAATCTATGCAGGCCACGGGGGCCATACTGTATAACGTGGTGGGGCATAAGGACTTAGGCAAGGTAATACCGTCAATCTACTATTCGTACGGGGTATACGACCCTGGGGTTGGAGAGACGATCGTGGTGCCTTGCTCGAAATATGCCTGTAAACACCCGAGGATGCCCCTAGACGGGGAGCTGGACCTGGATCCGGATTGGGTTGTACCCCCCATGGTAGCGACACGACCTTTGAGGCGTTTAAAGGCTCCGGAGCATCCGTTCACGGTAGCCATACTGACAAGCGGTGCGTATGACAAATACCCGAGCCAGGCTGTGATACAGCTCATGTCGAAGCTGCCGTCTGACGTCAGGGTTATGGTAACGACGCTGCCGAAGTACAAGCACCCCGGCGTAGCCTACGCTATTGACGCCAGGCACGCAAAGAATAGTCGGGAGCTACATCGTTGCCCTGTAAGGGTTTACGCCCCGCTGCGCTATATGATATTTGCAGACGTAATT